AAAAATCTTTAGGCGGAGGAGAAGACGAAGGAAGTAGTTTTGCTAAGGGACTGGTCAGGGGCATAGGAAATGTATTGACCGGCCCGGGCATGATTGCCTTTACAGTTATATTCACAAAGCTTTTGGCTAATGTTTTTAAGTTCGCAGGATCATCACTTAAAGATGTTATGGGGATAGTTTCCGAAAAGGAAAAAGTTAGAAAAATCGAAGAATCTATCGTTAAAATATTAGGGGAGAATAAAGATCTTACTCAAGCTCTTAATAATCTTTCTGATGACCGAGTGGCTCAAGAGAAGTTTGTCCTTGGCATGATTGAAAGACAAACAAATGCTTTATTAGAGCAGAAAAAACTAGCCGAAAGACTCGCTAGACCGCTTGTAAGGCAAGGAGTTAATGAAGATTTGTCTTTTACTAGTGATAGCTTAGTTGATCTTGATGGAGATGGAATCCCAGATACTTTTAACGCTTCTGGGGGAGTAGTTCCTCGAGAAAGAAAAAAGGAAAGAGCTGGAGCAAGAAGAGGAGGATATACTCCTGGCGCCGTTGCGGATATGAATGTTCCTGGTATTGGAAGGGTCGTATACAATAAAGCGGAAACCATTAAGCAGTTTCCTGGAATGGCGCAACCTGCTATTATGCCCCCACAGAATAGTCCTGCTGGACAGCATTATAAAAATGCGTTTAGTGACAAGCATGGATTTAATCCTTATGCTGGAAGTGGTTTTGTTCCTAATTTTGCAAGATGGGGAAAAGCTGACTACCCTGGCAGAAACACTAAAAAATATAGTGAAGCAAAAGGCAATTGGTACATGGATAATCCTGCCTCAGGAAACATTAGCGTAAGGGGGACACCATTTAATGATTTACCAAATTACGTAATTAACCAAATCAAGAAAACTGGCGGTGCGATTGGAGGCGGAAACATAGTTTTTGAAACCCCTGTTTCAAATTTAAATAAATCTACTTTTTTTGGAATAGGTGACCACTTATCTGCACTGGGGATAAGTACCATACGGACGGAATTACCTTTTGATTTCATAAATTATGCTGATGAGTATTTAGGAAAGAGCGGTCAACTGAAGAGTTCATATCGGACTAGACTAAGTAAAGGCTCAAGCGCAAGTAAGGGAAAAATGGGTGAAGAGCTGTTTATGACCTCGGAAGAGGGTGGGGGCTATAAGTCAACAGCTGCTCATGACCAAGGAGTTGTAGACGCCGTACAAGAGGGTAAGATTCCTATTGAGGTTAAAGCAGGATCTATATCTTTGCAAAACTTAGCAGAAAAAAGCATAAGAAGATATTCAAACCAGGCATTTAGAGACAACATTAGACAGCTTGCAAATGCACATATAGGTTCGACCTCAAGAAACAACCTTATACCAGGACTAGAAACAAATGGAGAAATTGCAGAATCATTACTTAATGCAGTTGATCAATTTGAGGAGCAAACAATAGTAAACAATTTATCATTACTTGCTAAAATGGGAGAGTACAGCTTCACTGGAATGTCCAATGAAGAAACCAAATCTCTTCTTATTAATGATCCAAAACGTAAGATATTAAAACATGGAATAGGTGACAGAGAACTTCAAACACTTAAAAAATTTGGATTGAGTGGTGGATTTGTTCCTAATTTTATAGGTTTGACCCCGGCAGTGAAAAGCATAGCTGCAGAATTTAACCCAAAGAATGTTTCGAATAAAACGCATCTCAGTTATATAGCCTTAGCTAAAAATGTAAGACTATCAGCAATGGGAGGTGGTACTAAATCACTCTCAACAATCGCCGCTGAGATGGGCATATCAGAGTCAACGATTTCTAACTCCAAGAAACCGTCCACTACGTCAGGAAAAGCAGCTAAAGAAGCGCTTGGAAAAGGCTATAGTGCTTATGTAAGCGATTTAAATGAAATTAAGTCGAATAAAAAATACCATATTCAAAGAGGACTTGATTTTGAGAATCACTTACTAGAGATATTTGGAATGACCAGGGCGACTGATAAAACCGCCCCAATGGATTATATTAACAACGAGTTTGAGGGAAAAGATAAAGACCTCAAAAAGAGAATTGAAATGATGGAGTCCACTGGTCATGGCGATGCATATGCTGGCCCAGCAGGGCATGCAGTTGATCATTTCATAGCCAAAGCAGTCCGTCAACAAGACCCCGATATAAAAACTTTTTTAACAGGTCGTAAAAGATCTAAAAGAATCTTAAATACAAAAAATTATAGAGATATTATAGGTACAACTGGAGGTAAAACAGATGATGTAATCAAAGGAGTAGCTTCAATATCCGATATTGCAGAGCATTCAAAAAACTGGTTTCGAAGAAAAATTGTAGGTGCAGGTTATCCACTTAAAAAAACTGACAAGGTCGTGGATTTTATAAAAGCAAATCCAAAACTAGATAATAAAGAAATAACATATAAGTATACAAAAGATTTTGTTGACATAAACGAAGTAGTAAATCAGATAAGCAAGCTAGATCCAGGTAATACTAAATCTCAAGGCCTAATTCCTAATTTTGCATCAACAACTTTATATAGAGGGACTAGCCCTAGATATGACAAGATTATGGATGATATCCCTAATCCTCCTCAATTCTTGTTTGACAAAATAATGGCGGCTAATACAAAATCTGAATTTATAGAAGCCGTTAAACACCTAGGAATATCTCACTCTATGGGGGCATACAGCGGAAGCTATAATGAGAGAGCAAGGACTGCTACTTTAGAGGAGCTGAGGGGTTATGAAAAACTACCGGAAAATGAAATTCTTCACGGAGGATATGTATACCCCAGGCCTATAAAGGGAGGATGGGGCAAGCAAGAAGGGGTTGACATTACTCCTAAGCACCAGCCTTCTGGATTTGTTAGCAGAACTGTAGACAAAGATGTAGCTATGAGTTTTGCAAAAGCCTTGACTCCTGGATATGAATATGACCCAAATGAAATGGGCAGAGTTGAAGAAAGATCTGTTTCGAATACAAGAATATTCGACCAGGAAAAACTTGAAAAATATGTAGATAGATTTGGGTTAGAAAATGTAAAAAGAAGTTTTAAAGAAGGAATGCGCAAAGGAACCCTAAAAGACATTTATTTAAATCTTCACAAATTCCGACCAAAAGTTCAAAGCACAGATCCTTTAGATATGTTTAGTCCTAATGCTGGAGAGTCAGAAAGAAGCATAGGAATGACTGATGGATCACTTACTAGTGACGAAAAAGAAATAACTCAGATTTGGTCAAAGCGCTCTCCTTATTTCGGGAGCAATCAAGGGTTGGTTCCTAATTTTTCTTACAGGATGGCTAAAGGCATCGAATGGCAAAAGCATGCTAGTTACGGAAAAGGTTTCGACGAAGGTACTTACGGAAAAAGTTTTATTGGAGAAACAATAAAAAATCAAAAGAAATTCTTGTTAGCAAAAGGCCATCCTTTCTTTTCTAATTATATGGGTAACCAGAAAAAGAAGTTGTGGGCTTTAAAGCAAGCTACATTTTCTGGAAAAGATATCTATTGGCCTGGGGCTCATTTGGCTGACCTAGAAGCATGGGGGCATCTTCCAAATGAAGAAGCTGCAAAAAGTGCCGCCCAACGCGTAGCAGATGAACAAAAGAAAAATAACCAATACAGGGATGAGATGCTCAATGGGAAATGGGAGGATGTCTCTGATGTAATGAGGTTTGTCTCCAAAACACAAGAAGTTCGATACACAGGAGCGCTCAAAGATAAAATAGTTGATAAGCTAGGAAAAGAATATAGCCACATATCTTATAATGCTAAGCGCGTAGAAGATTATGCCAAAGAGAATAAAATTTTCAAAGAACAGTCTAAATTTGGACTGCAAACAAAAAATCCATACCCAGACACAATTAGAGCTATTAATCAGATAGCTGATTTGCCCGCACAAAAAATAAAAGACCTAGATGTTATCAGGCCAAGGGGAATGAGCGAAATGGAGATGGAGCAGGTAAGGGCTCAATCAATAGCAAATCAGATAAAATGGGATGTGCGAGAATCTGCCTCCGGAAAGAAAGAATATGGAATTAGGGCTAATGGAGCAGGAGCATTTCCAAAATTCATGGAATTTTTAGCCAAAAAAGGAATTCCCAAAAGATCAATAGATAATATACAAAAGAAACTTGACGCTAAGAATGCGGCAATGAATGAACACTATAACCAAGCACATAAGAACTATGGGGCTAGTGGAAGGGCTAAGCAGAGCGCTGGTCTTGCTTATGATGCGATGTCAAAAGATCAAAACCGAATTACAACGGATGGTCTTTATATTAAAAATCTTGCAAGTTTAATAAAAGAGTATAATGAAAGTTATGCCAACCAAGGTCTTGTTCCCAATTTTGCAGATATATCAAAAATAAGAGAATTAGCAATTAGAGGAAGGGGAGGCGAAAAAACCAACGCCCAAAGAATGCTCAAGAAATTCTCTATACAATCTAAGGGAATGTTTGACGATATGATAATAGACGATTTCCTAAGGAATCCTAATATGTCGTACAAAGGGCCTTGGGGAGATACTGTAACTGATTATTTATTAAGCAAAGGGTACGATAGAGATCAAATTTTGAAAGCCGCCAAAAAACCGGGATCTTATACTAGGGCGGCCATTGGTCTTATACCTAATTTCTCTAACCCATTAAGGGATGCAATAAGTAGAGAAAAATCCGCAGGAATACCTGAGAACAGAATAAGAGTTTCTCAAGACGACAGGCTCAGGGGTCCGAAAAATCCAATGGGGCTTGGTGTTATTAACACTAGGGATGAACCGCTAGGAATTGGGCAAGGAATTAGACGCGCAAAAGAAATGGGCATAAACCCGAAAAGCCACGGAGCATCACAAGGATTGGTTCCTAATTTTGCAGATCCTGTAAATCTTGATGAAATAAGAAAAAGTCTCGTTTCTAATTTAAAGAAAATAGAGAAATCTTTTGGTAATGTTAACATGGTCACAAGGATCTTTAAAGGCCTTGATACTGATGATGTAGACTCGATTGAAAAAGCGATAGATAAAACAAGCGATTTAATAGGTCACCTACAAGAAGGAATTAGTAATTTAGAAACAAAGGCTCAATCTGGCCCACTTACTCAAGCGGAAGAAAAACAACTTAGTGGCAATAAGGAACGTTTAGAGAAAATAAAAGAAACCAAGAAAAACCTTGAAGGAGCAAAAGCTGTCGCTTCAGTAAAAACAACAGATGATTTTGACAAGCATTTAGAAAAATTAATAAAAGCAATAAACGAACGCCTTAAAGACATAGAACAATCAGGAAGTGCCGACGCCGAGCAAGAACATAAAAAAATACTTGAAGAGAGGCATAACTTAGAGAGAGAGGACATCAAATTGTCTGAACAAGGCATGAAAGCCAAGGAAGGCGATATATCCAAATTGTTCTTTATGTCTAGTATGATCCAGATGGTTAATGGACAATTTCAGGAACTAGCTACTAGCTCAAGTTCTGTCATTGCTGGATTTGGGCGGCTTGGTGAAGGAATAGGTAATGTTGTTCAAGCTCAAATTGCAGCAAAAGAAGTAAGTAGTCAGCTCAGCTCAGCTATGGGGGTTGATAGTGATCAATCATTTAGTTTAGGTGATTTAAATCCGTTTGACTCAAGCTCTCGTGACGCGAAAAATAAAGCTTTTAAAGCATCAGAGATGGAAAAAGCCAGGAAGGGCAAAGCTCCCAAGGGCATGCTGGGAGGCCTTCTGAAATCTGCTGGTGGGCTCGCAAGAGGATTTACTAGATTTGTACCAATTCTTGGTCAAGCTTATACTATATTTCAAGGAGTTAATTCTGCCCTTAAATTTCTTAGTGGGACTGCTCTTGGTGCAGCCATGGGGCTTGAAGAGGGTGAAGGACTTATGGACCTGCTTGCATCAAGGGCTAGTAAAGCAGCAAAAAATATTGAAAGACTTGGAAAAATGTCTGAGGTTGCATCTGCAGCAATGGAGTCAATAGACAAGAGTACTGAAGCTCAGAAAAAAGTTACCGACTTAGAAGTTCTAGGAAGCAAAAGAACATTAAAGCAGGATACCGAGTTGATGAGAGCTAGGCTTGAGTTAATGAAAGCAAAAACAAAGGAAGTTGAATCAATCGCAAACCTTACAAACAAGCAAAAAGCAGGAGCTAGTGGAGTAAAGTTTTTTACGGAAGTGCTAGAGGATGCCGCTAGTTCAGGAAAAAGTATTAGAGATGCATTAGAGGCAGCTTCTACAGAAATGTCGGCATTTACCGCCATGGCTCAAATAAGAAAAAATTTCTCTGAACAAACCAATAATCTTGGTTTATCGGATGGCCAAGAGGAATTTTCATCAATGGCTAAAATAGCCGGAGCGGGATTAGCTGAGTTTATAGTGCCATTAATCAACGAGCCAGGAAAAAGTGAAAGAGAAAATGCAGATATACTGAATAAAGTAATGCTGGAGGTTCAAAGGATTGCTAATATGAGCGCTTCTGATATAGACGACTCAATTGGTATTGATAGTATTGATTTTAGTAAAACGGGAATTAGTCGTGAGTTTGTTGCCGAAGCTATAGCAAAGGAACTACAGCGGTTTCAAGAAGATACGACAGAAGAAGATGAATATGGCCTGGATGCCAACAAGGCCTTTAAAGCAGGCATGCAAATCCTCGCTGAACAATTAAAAGCCAGAAGTGATCTTACTGATGACCTTCTTGATATTGCTGAAAGTACTGGAGAAAGCAAGAAAGTACACGCTAGAATTTTAAGTATGGCATTGAGCGAGTCTAAGTTCGCTGCAGAAAGACAAAAATTTCAAGCCTCTATGCTTAAGCTTGATAGGTCTATAATGAGTAATACTGTCTCATCATTAAAAGATAATGAATTAATTTCTAGAGCAGATGCTATTAGGGCCGCCAATGCAATCAAGCTTGCAGACATTCAAACAGATCTTGAGCTTAAAAGAGCAGAAGCGACAAGAGAATATTCTAATACGTTAGTTAAACTTAATGCAGAATCCTTAAAGGTAGAAAACTTAATTTCACAAGAAGATAAAGCAAGCCTGGAAGCAGCAACTAATAGATTGAAAAAGGGATTGGAGAAATCAGCTGATGCTCTTGAGGGCGGGAAAATGCTTGACAGTTTAACAGAAGGATTATCTGAAGATGCCGTATCCCGTCTGAAAAGCATGATAAGCACGGATGATATCGCAGAGGCTCAAGAAAAATTAAATAGTCTAGCTGCTAATGTTAAAGACGGTGTAGAGACACAAGAACATCTCAATAACATTTTAAGAGATATGGTTGAAAAAGGAAAGCACAATGTTGCTTTATTAATGAAATTGGGACTTTCTATATCTGAAACCATACCAGTAAATGAAGACTCTACTATTAAGTATAGAGAAGCTATTACCAAGCTCGCGCAAAACCTTGACTCTTTAGATAAAAATAATAAAACAGAAGAAAGAAAATTAAAAATTGCCACTCAAGAAGAGCTGGTAAAAGCAAAAACTCTAGCTGGAGCAAAAGAATTAGCGCGTAGAATAGAAAAAGAAGTAGACCTGAGAAAAACAATAGAGAAAAATACTCTTGGTGAAATAGCAACTCTTAAGGTTTTGAACGACGCGAATAAAGAAAGAGCAAAAATTGCAAAAAAATCACTTGGTTATGAGGCTTTAATTTTTGAAAGATTAAGAAGGCAGGTTCAGGATCAATTATCTTCAGAACAAGATACCTCTGCTACCCTTGATCAACAAGTAATGCTCATGAGGCTAAGAAGACCTGGTGCTGTAGTCAGAAATCCAGGAATCAGGGAAGCCGTAAATAAACAAACCGAATTAGACGCTTTAAAAGTCAAGGCTGAGTTAACAAATTTACAAAAATCAAGGCTAGAAGCTCAAGACAGAAATTCTTTTATAGCTATATGGAAACAAAGAAATTTTATTGCGAACGAAACATTCTTAACCGAAAAAGCTAACCAAGAGAATGAAATACTTAATAACGATGCAAATCTGAAGCTTCTTGATAACAAAAAAAATAGGAATGATGTTGCGGCAAGAACTTTAATATTAGAAGTTCAAGGAATTGAAAAAGAATCAATGCTCCTTGATAGCAAAGTAGAATTATTAAAAAATGCTAATTACAGGGCTTATATCTCACAGTCTCAGGTTAACTCCGAACTTAAGCAATTAAAGTACGACAAAGAACTCGAAGACGCCAAGTTTGAGTATGCCTTGCATAGTGGAAAGCTCGCTGAGACATCAGGCTTAACAGCCGAACAAGAAACTCTTGCGTTAGAGCGAGAAGCTATGTCGCTCAAATTAAAAGAAGATAAGCTTAAAAATGAAAAAGAATTAATAAGCAGGCAAACCAGGGCTCAAAATCTTCTTGACGTACAAAATAAACTTATAGAAATGAGGAATGCTCAAATTTCTGCCAGCGTCGACCAGGGGCACTTAAGTGCAATGGTTGATGCTGATATGCAAATCGAAAGAGCAGGTCAGAGAGGTGGGCTTAGGAGGTCAGCAACAAGGGGAATTATGTCAGGAAGACCTGAAGACATCCTCGCATTTACTGAGGGATTAAAGGAGTATAATGACACTGTTGGAGCAGGCACAAAAGCTATTGATCAACTACGAATAAGAATGGCGGAAATGTCCGTATCTGCATCTAACCTCGGTTCTGATTTAGTCGACATAGGAATCGATGGTGCTAGGTCTGGCATGGTTGAATTATTTAAATCAATAGGTAGCGGGGCAAAAAGTGCAAGCGAAGCCTGGGAAGACTTTAGTTTAGGGGTTGCTGAAAGCCTTCTTGACCGAATCATGCAAAACAATGTCGACAAAATTATTAATGATTTAACTTACGCATTTACCGGGATCGATCCAGTTGAAGAAGCTAATAGATTTTTAGCTCAAAATAGTGATGCGGTTACTTTGAATACAGCTGCTATTGAGAAACTAATAGCAACTTATGCTGACGGAATAAGATCTGATACAGCACCTCCAGTGGGTGACAGGCAAGCAATATTAGCTAGAATAGAACGACTGATAGCAGCTATTGAGGCTAAGCATGCAGCCACTTATAGCCCTAAACCTAAAACTGGAATCGGCAACTACCACCTCGGTTTCCAGAAACTCGTGCAAACCCCAGCTGACATTATTAAATCCGCAAGGCCAAGAATGGAGCAATCTGCAAATGATCTTGTTGATGCTGTCACTCGGTCCCTGGCAAGTGTCACTAGCAAAGTTGAGGAAGTAAACGAACAGGCACAAAAAGCATTAGCAGTTAAACAAAAGCAAGAACAAGCAAAGTTGATAGATCAACAGTTTAAGGGGGCGGGCGCTGAAATGACCAAACGCCTCGAAGCTGGCCACTCTGGTATAGAAGGTGTTAAGAGTGAATTATGGGCTTCATATGGAAGTAAAAGTAAGGGTAAGAGAAGGCTTGATGAAATTGATGAAGAGCTTGCCCAACTTAGTCGCCTTAAAGGAAAAGAATATGAAAGACACTGGGCTGTTCCTACTCCATATGAGACAGAGAATGAATCTAACATTCGCCAGTGGAAAAAAAACCTTAGAGCATGGAGAGATCAACAAAACAAAAAGAAATTCGACAGCAACAAATGGTTTGATATATATAACGCTCCAGGACCTTTGGGGAATCGTGACACACTAAAATACAGAGATGGCAGAAGGATTCATGGAGAATTTTTGCAAGGGGCTTCACAACAAGAAATTGACAGACTCTCTAAAGCTATTGCTAAGGAAAAAGCAAATAAAGTCGGGCTCGGGGTGGGTCTTTCTTCAATTCAAAGTGATTTATCAAAGACAGGTATTTCTTCCGAAGAGCGTCAGAGCTTAAGGGACCAGCAGAAAAAAACAAAAGAAAAAATCCAAGCCATAAATTCAAATATAGAAAATCTAGAAGAAGAGAAAGCATGGTACGAGAAAGTATATAATACAGGAACTTTCTGGATTGATTATGACAAAAATAATGAGCAAAAACAGGATGAACTAAGAAAAGAACAGGAAAGAATAAACAATGAACTAAACGATGCACAAAAAGCGATAAACTCTGCAAAAGTTGAACTATTAAATCAATATAGAAATAGAGCTGAAGTATTAACCGCTATGGTTGAAGGTTTTAATTCAGGAGAAGCTCCATTAACGAAAGGAGAATATGAGAGCCTATATACCGAAGTTCAGAATTTTAATAACACTTATGGCATGCAACTAAGAAATGAGGATCAAAATTATGGGAGGGTTAATATGACAGAGCCAAATCGTGTTAATAATAGCCGTTTTCGTACTAAAGAGGACTTTGCAGGGCCTCCTTTAGCCAATCAATTACCTCCCCCATTTGACACATCTAAATTGCCCCCAGTACCGCCCCCTCCGGCACTAGTAGGCCAAAAAGAAGTAGGACTTTCGTTAGCGATGGACCCCAATGTGCAAGGATTAAAACTCGCCTTAGAAGCTAACACAAGTGCTGTTAGGGAAAAAAATGTAAAAATCTACCAAGATTCTCTAGATGATTTAGGCCAAATTTTAGGAAAAAAATTCTGGGGCGGAAGAATTCAAAAATTTGCAGAAGGCGGCTTCGTGAATGGGCCAGCAGGAAAAGATCAAGTTCCTGCCATGTTGACCGCCGGTGAATACGTTGTGCCCAAGGATGAAGTCCAAAAATTTAATAAAGGAACAGGCAGGCGAGGCGCTGGAACTACTGGTAATTGGTGGGAAGAGGATTGGTTTGGCTGGAATCGGCAAAACACAGACAACCGTATGGTCGCAGGGCTTCAAGCGGTAACCTCAGCGGTAACCATGCAGCATGCATCAAGACTGATGAGTGACGCTCTCAATAAAAGGCAAGACAAGCCTCCGACATTTGATATGAAAAAGCTTAATCAGCTTAATTTACAATCAGATGTGTCAATGAAAAGGGGTGATCCCAGGCTAAGCTCGAAAGCTTTGGCGAATGATCCTGTGATGGAAGAATATCGATCATATTTAATGGACAAAGCTGCTTATAGAGTACAAAAGCAAAACGAAAAAATCAAAAAAAGAAAATCACGTATTGGTACGGCTGTGCAGACTGCCGCTAGTTTTGCCATGAAAGAGGGTGTAAATAAAATTGTTCGCCCAATGGTCTCTAAAGCCAGAGAAGCCGTTGTTGACTGGGCTGGCGGAAAATGGGGGGATTATTCAGAGACATATCAACATTTAAGAAAAAGTGGATTTGATGTAAAATATAGCGATGTCAGGGAATCTATCGAAAGCGGAAAAGATTTAACATTTGACAGAGTTGTCAATGGAAGAAATAGAACATATACATTTAGTCCAAAAAAGACACCTTTTCATGATCAAAAAGGAACACTTGAAATATCTAATATAGAGGGTGGCGGAATAGGAGGAAATCAAATATATGCTGATGGTTTTGAATGGCAAAAATGGGGGGATCCATTTACAAATGCCGCAAGGCTAAGTGAGCCCACTAGGCCTGGAAGCGCAGAAGAGAGAAAAATATTAAAAAACTTAGAAGAAACATACGAAAGGAAAAATAGAGGCGGACTAATACCCTCAATGCTTACTGCAGGAGAGGGATTTATACCAGCGTCAATAGCTAAAAGAATTGGTTATGGAAACTTAGACACAATGAACAAAACCGGATCTCTTCCGATTGTTCAAGGCCCAGGAGGAATTGACAAGGTTGGGCCAGTTGGTTTAAGTGAAGGAGATTTTATTATCCGAAAAAGTTCTACGGACAAACTCATGAGGGAAAACCCGAACATGATGAGATTTGCACTTCAGAACCCAGACGGATTCAGGAGAGGGGAAACAGGATATTACGAGGGAGGAATAGTTGGCACTGGAGATTTTTCTTCAACATCAATGCCTACCTCAAGTGCTTCGTCGACTGGTCAACCAGTTAATAGAATTCAGCCATTGATAGAAGCTGCTGAAGCACAACAAAAAGAAAAGGCAACACATTCTCAAAATAACGAGGTTACCAATAATATTAATGTTAGCGTAACCATTGATAGCTCAGGGAATGAAACGGTAGAGGCATCAAGCCCTAAGGAATCATACGAACAAGAGCAAGAACTGGCCATGAAGATTAAATCTAAGGTTCTAGAAGTTATAAGAGAGGAGAAAAGACTAGGCGGAGAGCTCGATAGATGAGGCAATCAATACTTGGCTATGAACAGCAATTCTACATCAACGGAACTCAGATTTCTGGGGTGCAAAGTGTTGATGGATCATATTCTATAAAAGAAACTCCTATTAATGTTCTCGGCTGGGGGCATGTAAATAAAAATTTTCAGGGAGGAGCTCAATATATTGAATCTGACCAAGGTGGGCTCATATTAGATGAAAACGGATTCAGGTTGTTACAAGAATCTACTTTGTGCAGTAGAAAAAAGAGCGATCAGTTCCCTGAGAGCTTAGCTGTATTAAGCGCGCCCTTAGAAGGATCGTTTTCTATTAACTCAATGTTAGTTAGTGAAGATTTTTTCTTAAATTATACTGGAGATAATCCCTTTACTGGTAGTATTCATCATGGTAATAGTTATTTTGGTTTTAGTAGCGGGTATATTACTAGCCATAATGTTTCTTGTTCTGTAGGTCAATTACCTGTGACCTCTACATCTATTGCTGTTTTTGGAGACATAGGAGGATCTCCAGATTTAGTCGAGAACGAAGATAACTCTCTCTTAATGCAGGAAGATTCGTTCAAAGTCGTGCAAGAAAAAAGCGATAATCCGAGTGATACTTATAATGCTAAAGGCAATAATCCATTTCCTGAAATCAGGGTGCCTAATCAGCAATCAATGTCTGTAGAAATTGGTGGGGATCTTGAGATAGGGGGAGGATTGGCCGGAGAAGATGGAATAACTAAAGATAGGGTAACAAGCTTCAATCATTCTATCAATATACCAATAGAACCAATATATGTTGTCGGGTCATCTTCTGCTGTTCAGGTGGATGTTATATGGCCAGTTACAATGCAGACTGATATTACGATAGAGGTTGACGAATACAGTTATAGAAGTATGAGAAAATATTTACGATCTCCAATACTCGATAATATAGCTATCAGGATAGATGATTGCTTTGGAAACAACATTCAGGATTATTTAGTAAAAGACGCTAGGTTTGCAAGTGAAACTATGTCTGCCTCTACAGATGGAAGACTGACTGCAAATTTGTCTTATATTTCTTATTATAATAAAAGGTGAGAAGTAAAAAACCATTCTATAGATACGAAGATGTTCCCCTGCTTTTAGCGGCGGAGGGGCAGGAGCCTGTCATGGTTTTTGCTCAATCAGCTAGTATCTCCGCCAACCAGCCCCTAGCGGCGAAAAAATTCATGGAGGATTATAATATATCTTTTGCGCTGCAAGACAAAGATATACATTTTAAAACAGCTCATGAATCGGGTTTTCTATTGGGTCCTCCAGAGGGTCCTGGATCAAAGGTTCCTGAATCCATAGAGGTTATTAGAAGCGGCCAAAAAATAGCATATCCAAATGGTCAAGCGTTGTATCTAGCAGAAGATTTAATGCCAGGAGATTATCATATTAAAGTAAGATCTACTGGAGAAACAATACTTGATTTAAAAGAAGATATACCTTACGGAGAAGCAGAAGTTGTTAGAAATTATGCTGCAGAAGGACCAATCAGGGGAAGGTTGAGCATATCTTATTACATGAATACTGGAAACCTTCACACTTTTGCAGATCTTACTGGCCTTATGGATCCAACTATATATCCACAAGTCAACGAATCAAAAATTACAGGTGCATTAGGAGATTATCATTTTCATGACATATATTTAAGCGAAATGAGCTTTGACGCACAACCATTTCAGCCGATACAAGCCAATGTTGAACTTGATGTTTATGGAAAAATGGAATATGTAGAAGGTTTTGCAGACTCCATAACAAGCACATATCATTGTTTTAAAGAAGAACAGATAACATTACCCCATGCAGTAAATACAAAAATTTTAGGGGCAGACGGAATTGGGATCAACTACCCTCTTAATTTTAACTATAGCATTACGGCTAACAGAGTTCCTGAAATTCCTGTGCCTATTAGTGGTTACTCTGATACAGAAGGCGAGCTCCCAACTAGGGTAGCAAAAAATGAAGTAGACATTACAGTACAATTACAAGGAGAAAAACTTGATCCTTTTCTTAAGTTAACTGGACAAAGAGCTGATGTTACAATAAAACTTTCCGATCTAGGCTTTGAAGAAAGCTATAGTGATAATAATTTTGGAGAATTAAAAGAATTTAGATTGCTGGGTAATTTGATTTTGCCTGATGAAGTTCCTCAGGAAATGAAGCAATATGGTGTAGTTGATCAAGATGCTCTTAGCGTATCCGAGGGTGGTTTCCTCAGGGGGAGAGCAACAGTTAAACAGTCTTACAGGTAATGGATATTCCTACAAAAGAATGGGTTCCTGGGAAGGAATACGCCAAAGATGACATAGTCAAGGTTTGGAATCTTGCTTTGCCTCCTTATTTAGATCCTGATAACATAAAGAACGAAGATTATTTCGCTGGAAAATATGTTAAAAAACTAGGTGATGATGATAGTAATTATGTACTAACAGACAAAGATGAATACATTGTCACAGAAGTAGAAAGAGGAGAAATATTTACTGAAAAAACAATATCAAAAAGCTCTGAAATTGCTTTTGGTTTAAAATTTCCGATAGATCCACAAATAGGATATACAGCGAAAGCAACAATAAGAAAAAGCCAAGAAGAATCTGATGTAAAAGATCCTTTCTTAACTAGAATTGTAGAAAAAGAAAAAAGAATAGATATCAATGAGTCAGTAGGGGTTGGGGTTGGAATTAAATTTTATGATTCTAACTTAAAGTATATTGAGCCCGAAAGCCAAAGGATGACCGTTCGCCCAATGGCATCTAACGAATTAAGTCATACCGAATGGTATCGAGCTCAGATAGATATCGAGCCAAAATTTATACCTCAAGACGCAGCTGTAGGAGAAGTTTTTATTTTTGTTTACGGAGCGGATGTTGGAGGATTTGATTTCAGGGATGTAGAAGCCACAAATTTAAGTAAATTTTTTTACTGCACAGAAGATCATTTATCTAGCCCCCAAAATATGCCAGGAGGATCTTCTTTCTGGACTCAAGATTTTGGCTGGAGACCATCTTATGGCTCTAACTCTACTTTTGCAGCAATCAACGAATCAATGGTGCTTGGAGAAGGATCTGATTATGTAAATAATTTAGCAATTAATTCTCTGCCTCTCGAGCTTGGCCTTTCTTTTAAAAACAGAACAGACAAAGAAGCAAAAGCTATAATTCACTTTTTGCAAGAAAAACATTTCGCTTATGAGTCTATATTTGCTTTAGATTATAAAGGTCAGAGACTGCTCTCTAGCGACGTTCAGTCATTTAATTTTATATATACTCATCCATATAGAAAAGATCTAAAATTTACATGTATTGAGTTTAATCATACTGTTACTTATAGAAACAATAACACTATATCTGCAAAATTTATATGTAACACGGAAAGCTCATTAAGAAGTGTTGAAAGCCACTCTGGATTTAACCAAAGAATAGATGGAGTATTTCCCGCCTACATAGACCAGAAGACTGAGTTCATTAAAGGAAAAAAAATTAAGTTGAATAGTTTTTCTTTGCAGGATGGAGGCGAAGGAGGGGAAAAGTCGGCGATTAGTCTCGAAGGATTATTAGAAATTAGTTCTTACGGAGATATAATAAACGGTTTTCCAAGTGCTGGGCTTCTGACTTTTAAAGAAGATCAAGATCTTGAAGTAGGCGATTGTATTTATGTTGATGTTCTTGATCCAGTAGACTCTGTTTACTCAATTGGTTTAGGAAAAATATTTAAAGTATTAAATAGTAAAAATTTTGTATTTGGAAAAGGAAAAGGTTATGTGGATGGTAAGTTAATTCCTTCTTTGCTCACGAGTGGAAGTACTGATGATGTGATGGCCATCGCTCAACTATCAACAGATGTTGATCAGCCAATAGACACTGACTCTGAAGATACATTAATTGCTAATTCAAACTCAGGAGATGTCCCTGTAGTCATAAAGAAAATTTTGTTTTGCCCTGAAGATTGCTTAACTTCCCAGCCTATACTGCCAGATTCTGTATGTGGACAAAAAATCAGCCATAAAGATATAGATCCTACAACTGGAGAAGAAAGAAAGAAAATTGTTTTCTTAAAAAACTATAGACAGCTGCAGCTTGAGTCGGATATAGATAAGGATACTTTCTCTATAGATGTCACTCCTTTATCAAGTTTTACCTTAGAAAAAGAAGATGATTTTCAAATTCTTGTACCAGCGGTTTGCGGTAGAAGTAGTATATATATTGAAAACCCAGATAAAATTCCAAAATATCCATGGTTGCAAATCAGAAATTTTGAGCAAAAACCAAGTATAGCATTTAATATAAATCAAAGGCCAAAAGGGTTTGATAGTAACTTCTTAAAGTTTTATAATAAAAAATATAAAAAGTCGATCAACCAAAACATGGCAACATTTAATGTTGTGTTTGAAAAGAGAAACGATGAGGAAGCGGCTGAGATTTTACAATTCCTAGAGAGCCATTTGGGTTATAAGAAATTTAGGTTTACAATGCCTAGGCCATATTTAGGTGATAGTAGTGAATTAACCACGCAGTCAAGACCTTTTAACTCTGTTTTTTATTGCCCAAGCTGGGAGCACCAGTTGGTATACAAAAATAATCATACTATTAGTGCTACATTTATTGAGTCTAGCACTGGCCTACAAGAAAATTTTGGAAATCCAGATGGGCCTTGCTATGGAGCTAAAGTATATAACCCAGTTACAGAGCATAATCTTTGTACTTTTTCTTCGGTGGCGCAAGCAAAATTTTGCAGCGGCAGTAAAATGTTGACCAATGAAAATGATGGGTCAATGGAAATTCAAAGAAAAGCTGTTGATATAATTTTTATTATAGATACTACAGGGAGCATGACTCATCGTCAAGTAGTAGGCACTGGTCCTAATAATAATGGGTATAACTATTCAAAGTATAAAGCTTCTATCGATTTAGTCTTAAAAATGATAACTGCTTATGATGATTATATTGTGCCAGGAACATTAGATTATGATGGAAGTTTTGATGCTCCAGCGATATCTCAGACTCAGCCGCCATGGCCAGTTGATTCCTCCCTTAATAGCTTAATCGACACAAGTAAGACTGACATAATGGCCGACCTTACTGACAAGGGTTATGATGTAAAAAATTTAGAAAAATTTAAAATTAAAATAGAAAAAAATCGAGTAAACATAGGCAGTATGCTTGTTGGAGACCCTGTTATAATTAATGATGTGTCAGAGGTGCCTATTGCTTTTGATAAAAAAATTGCTTATGATACAATACTCCCTTATCGAGAACAATCTTATAATGGAGCTATAGATATTGAATATTATACAAAATGTTTTTCTCAAGCATTAGCTCAATTGTATAACAGCCCAAGGGCTGAATATGTTTCAGATCGACTAATTATAGTATTAAGTGATGGAGTGACTGAGGCCCCAGACGGGCAAACCCCCTCAGGTAGAATGCATACTCTTCCTTGGTATAGTGGAAGAGCGAATCCAAACTACCCAAAAGACCAGTTAGGCTTCAAGAATACATGGAGCCCAGAGGCGCTAGCAATCTGCGAGCAGCTTAGAAAAGGAGGAGAGTTGGCGAAAAGAAGACCAAAAGACTCTATACTCGGAAAATCTGATTATACTCATGTTGACGAAAGGAGATTGAACCCAACAAATAATGCAAATGATGGGAGTGGGCCTATAGTCAACAATAATCCCCTTCATTGGATAAACCAATACTCAAACCAAAATAATCCAGATAACGGATCATCAAATCCAGATTGGTATGAAGATGAAATTCCTACTGTTGTAGCTTGGGCGTCAATGGGGGACCCAAATTTCATATCTGACAATTGCCCTAAATATGTTTACGATTATGACGCTAATGATCCAGATAAAGATTTGCAGTTTTATTTTCCAATAAGCACCCCAACTGGAGGAACTGATCTAGGAGAAGTAGCAAGGTTAATATCTCTTATTTCTACTGTAGAAAAAATTACTTCTGACGCTTCAGGGATGCAAAATATATTTTGTGTTTCTATAAAAAATTGTGGCCCTCACCCAGTAAAAATATTAAATAGTATTGTTAATTTAAAAAACGAACCAGAAGATTTAAAGTGGACAACGACAGTGCTTGAAGAGGGCATACCAAAAGATGGAGACTATAAAAACTTAACTATTATAAGTCCATCAAATGATAGAGATAATATAAAACTTGGATATGGGGGGCAATATTATGGAGACCCAAACAATAAAGGGTTTCTTTCGGATCCGTCATTTGGAGATGAATCTTCTAATATGCTTTGGGAAAGCTTTAACACAGAAAAAGAAGTAATAAGAGACGGCAAGCACTTTTGGATTGACGGAGGATGGGATAGAGAAAAGAAAATTTTCCAAATCCAATCTGATGATGATTCAATCATAACATTGGATGATGGTCCTGTTCTGATATCAGACCCAGTAGCGATTGGGGAAATTCAAACAAAAGGGGTATACAATACTGGAGTTGCGTTCAAAGGAATGCCCGTGAGAACTTTTAAGTCAACTGGAGGTCTTGAAATTATAGATTATAATATAGGGGGGGTAGATATCAATGAATGGCCAAATAACTCAAAAGGAAACTATGATCACCTTCCAATATTACAAAAAAATGAAGTTATAGACTTGTTTTTTGGAGTAAAAGTGAAGAACTTGCATGCTATAGGGGACGAAATACAGATAGTAATCAATACCGAAGACCATACAAAAAGAAAAATGGACTGTTATGCAAATATACAAGTACCAATTAATTTAGCCCCCAGGTAAAATGTCATTTATAGATCCAGAAGAAAAAGAAATTGGGTTTTCCCCGTTGCCTAAAAAAGGTTTAGATAACTTAGCTAAATGTGAGTTTTTGTCAACTGAACCAATAAATAACCCTTGTCATGGCTTTTCTGTTTCTGAAACACACACTAACAACTCAGTGCATGGAGCATCTGACGGGTCAATAAATATAACTGTTAACGGAGGTAAGTCTCCATATTCATACTCGTGGAGTAACGGGGCAACAACTCAAGATATCGGCAGCTTGGCGGCTGGAACATATTCGGTTACAGTTACTGACGATAATCAGTGTGAAGCTTCTATTTCTGTTGAGATTACTCAACCGCTCAATGTTCCGTCTTATAGTAACTGTTTTAGCTCTTACCTGCCCGTAGACTCAGAAGGGCGAATATATGCCATACAGATTTTTGGCTCAGCCGGAAGGCAAGACGCAACTGGTGGGGGCATAAGAATGCTTGGTGGCGTTGGTGGAGCTGGAGCTGAGGGCCCTCAAAATAATAATAATTTCGGAAATGGAGAATTTGGAGGAGGGGAGCCTTTTGGCGTAGATGACACTAGGAGCAATAAAGAATATAGCCCTATAGCGTCTTATGGATCAGGGTGGAGAGAGTGTAGGTCTTTTTATGTGTTATTAAAAGATTCAAATGTGCCTGGGGCTGAAAATGCTCCATACTCTGTTGAGAGTCCGGTTGCTGGGGAGCCGTATAGTGTGGGGATACCAAATACTTTTGACTTTCTATACAACCAACCTCATTGGTGGAGAAACGCAATTGATCCGTCTTATCTAGCTTCTAATTTCCATGGAATGCTAGTGCCTCCTGGTTGGAGGATATCAGTTTATACTTTTAAAAACTTCACAGGATGTGATAAAAATTGGAGATATGCAAAACCTAATATAAGATATGAAGCAGATGGGCCTGTTTATTTTCATGATAGATACTCCCTCCCTTATGAAGCTTCTTATTCGAATGATTGTGGTTGGGATTTCTTTAAAAATGTTACGAATATATCAGTAACGGAATATCAGCCGGGAATTGGGTGGCAGGCAAACAGGGGAACTATGCCTCAGTGGCACTATGATTGTGCCAGGTTTGATTACACTTATCCAGCCACTCATGGAGGGTATTCATATGCCTTTACTAAAATACCTCTTTAATTATGTCGGAAGAAATTAAAAAGTTTGTAAATACAGAAGGTGGCCTGCTGATCGAATTAGAAGGGACTTGTAGTGATGCATTTGCTGATTGTCGGATGCTGTGCAGGGATGGTATTGTTGATTCGGGTAGTTTTACTATTGTAAATGCATGCACCTTGCCTATAACTGTTACTGGTTTTGTTGTATCTGACCCTAAAAGATTTTCTTTGGTTGAATACCCTAAATACACAGGTAGCGGGGTGTACCCTTCTGGAGAAGTTCCTGAGCTTCCTATGCCTTTTACAATAAAACCCAGAGAAAAGAAAAAAATAAATACATTTTTTCATCCTCTTTACGAAGAATTAGAATATGGAAATGCTGGAACTATATTAAATAGAACTGGTGATAAATTCAGTTCTACAGTTCAAATGTATCCTGGGTTCCCAATATTAAATTGCTCAGAAAAATCAGACTGTGACGCAAGCGTCGTTTTGAGTGGAGAGTTTCTTTGTGATGACAAAGAAATAGACAGAGAATGGATGAAAAACGAAGAAAATTTTATAACCCCAGAAGCTCTTCCTGATGGAATCCCAATGCCTCCATCAGATTTTGATGATGACCCTTCTAGTATTCCTGACCCTAGCCCCGTAGGATGTAACTCTAGGTGGATGGATGGAAATTACAAAATTATGCATCCAGATTATGACTCTGCTGGGGTATCAATCACTTCTAGCCCGCAATTAATTTTAGATAATGCTAGATTTGGTTATAATGAACTAAAGAACTTCCCCGATTACCCGGGCCAAGGAAATAGCTTCAGAATGTCAAATGTTACTGTTCCACAAACATACACATTCTCAGAGCCAGTCACAGACCTGGTATTAGCATTATATAGTCTAGGTGATCCGAATAACCGTATTACAATCACATCAAGTGCTACTCCTATGGATTATAGCAATGGAGAGTCCACTCTCACTGCTGGATGGGGGTTAACAATCGACCCGGGCTCTAAAACTATATATGGGCAAGAAGGATATGGCATGGTATTGTTCCCTGGAACACATACCTCGATAACTTTAACTCCAAATGCGGCTGAACATTATTACAATTTAGTTTGGGGTATAAAGTATTGCGAATAAATAAAAAAAATGAGAAATACAGAAACATATAATAGAGAAATACTCCAGATTGAGCCTTCGACAATTGTATGTCTTTATAATATAAACCTTAGAGATAGAGGTAGGTATTTATTTCATGCAGGAGAAAATGGATACCATAAGGAAATTATTTTTAATGGCCAAAAATATGATTACTTTCCTATTAAAGCTGAAGGTTTTAATATGAGTGGTGATGGTAAGCTTCCAAGACCGAAAATGACATTTCCAAATCACCAAGGAAACGTTTCTCTAAGATTGGGGGTATTTAAGGATTTTATTAATTACAAGGTTACAAGAATAAAAACATTCGTGAAATACCTTGATGCAGAAAACTTCCCTAATGAAATAAACCCCCATGCGGAACCTGACCCAGACACCTCCTTTTCTGAGGATATTTTCTTTGTAAACCAGAAAACAAAAGAAAATGATAATGTTGTAGAGTTTGAATTAGTTTCTCTTCTTGAGCTTCAAAACGCCAGTGTGCCAGCAAGAACAATGTATTCTAATTATTGCGGATGGCAATACAGGAGTGATATTGGATGCGGTTATAGAGGGAGACCGATATCAGATCAAAAAAATAAAAGATTTGTGCCGAGTGGTTATACTGGGCAAATGGTAGGCGAAGAAACATATTTCTCTGGTGATTTTCTTCAAGAAAATGATTTCGCTTTAAACTCTTCTCACTTATATCCAAAATGGACTCGTAGCGGAAAATACAATAAGGGAGATGTGGTAAGAGTGGATATGGTGGATAATGATCTAGAAATAGACAGAAAACTTTATCCTGTTAATATATATGTTTGTTTGGAAGATAATGTAAGATCAAATCCTATAGGTGATACTGAACGCTGGGTGCTTGATGATTGCGATAAAACATTATGTGGTTGCAGGCTTAGGTTTTCAGAATTAGCTACTGGAGCTGGAGGAGGAAAGAGGATGAATGCTCAAAATATAGATGCGTTCACATCTATTGAATGGACTGAAAGTGGGAATGGTTTACCTTACGGAGGTTTTCCTGGAATAGATCCTTATGAATACAAATAATTTTCATAATGATATTGTATCTCACGCCGAGAAAAACCCAGAAGAAGAGGTTTGCGGTTTTGTAATACTTAACTCTGATCTCACTGTATCTTCTGAGCCAGCTGTAAATGAAAACAGAGAAAAAGAAGATTGTTTTGAGATTTCTGCTAGTAAATTTATAGATTATAAATTAAATAAAAAAATACTGGGCATTTATCATTCGCATCCCAGAAGTGACGAAAACCCTTCTGAGCGAGATAAAAAAGTATCTGAAGAAATGGGTATTCCATATTTAATATATAGCTTGCAGACTAAAAAGTTCTTTCTTTATTACCCCGAGTCTTATTCTCCAGATAATTTGCTTGGCAGGCCATATGTTAAGGGCTTCTATGAGTGTACGTGCCTCTTTAAAGACTACTTTGAAGTCGAGCTAGGGATCAATATCACAAGGTGGCACAACAACTACTGGTTGACGGAATCAGATAAAGAGGCTAATATAATATTAGAAGAAGTACTTGATAAAAATTTAAATAAAATTAATTTAACGGATATTAAAAAACATGATGTTATCGTTTTTCAAATAAAAGACAATAAAAGAAAGCATGTTGGTATGTATTTGGGGGATGATTATTTTATTCACCAATGTGGCGGAGGACTTTCTCAGAAACAATTTCTTGACGGTAGGTGGCAAAAGAAAATAAAAGGAGCATACAGGCACCCGTCTTTGGTGTAAATATACAAGGAAAAAGGATGAAAAAGGTATATCTACATGGGGCTCTTGGCAAGCATTTTGGTAAGGAGTGGGAACTTAATGTTTCCACCCCAGCTGAGGCCATTCATGCTCTTTTTGCAAACAATCCTGAGATAGAAAAATATCTAAATAACAAACATCAAGAAGGTGTTTATTATGGAATAAAAAAATCTGGAGAAAAAAATTTTTCAGAAGCAGGAGACTATCCATTATCAACAGATAAAGATTTGCATTTATTTCCTATTCCTCAGGGGGCTGGATTTGCTGGTAGTTTATTGTGGCTTGCGGCCACAACAGCCGCGTCCATGTATGTTAATAAAAAAGTTGCAGAGGCGATGGAGAGAGATGACAGTGTCACTCAAACTCAAACGCAATCTTACATATATAATGGGGCAGACAATAGATTTTCGCAAGGTGCTACAATACCAATAGGATATGGAAAAGTAAATGTTGGTAGTAATGTTATTTCAGCCTGTGCTATTAATTACGATTATAATTCTGAGAGTGGTAAAATATTTAGTTTTAGTAATGGAATACATAGTTTAGTCCCAAATTATAGTAAGTATTATAATCCCCTCTTAGGACCATTGGTTTCTAGTTTTGCGAGAAGCGTATTTGATGGAGAAAGCAAATACAGAATAGTTGATCCTGCATTTCAGTATATAACAGAACGCTTAAGTTCTTCTATTTTTGGAACTGTAGATGGATTGTATGGTGGCTTTAAGCCTCTTGATGAACAAAAAAATGAGATAACAAGTGTTAAGGAAAAAACTGGAAATTGGATTGGTGGATATTATTACTATAATTGGAATTATGCAAAAGGTATAGATCCTGAGTTTTTAAGAAACAACAACTTTCAGGCAGATGGAAATTGGTATCCCAATGGATGGGCAACAGCTGATATTCCAGAACAAGAATCCAAAAGGTTTGCGGTCCCAGAATCAAATGCATTAAAATCTTCGTTTGTATGCCTTCAAAGCATTCCAGTGCAGGATAGCGAAACTCTTTCAGAAAAAATATTTTATCCAATTATATGGAGCGAAGATACTCTTCCAGATTTAAAAAGAAATGAAGGGTACGATAAGGATGGAGCGTTTCCTGTTCCTGTCGGCGAAAGATGGAGGGCAGGAATCAAAGAAAGTGGCGTTGGGTGGCATAAGCTTGAATCGACATCTGTTTATAAATCTATAGACCTCATATCAGAAGGAGAGATTGATGGTTTTTCTGATAAAAATGGAAAGCTTTTGGAGTTTGATTCAGGACATTATACAGATACTTCTTCCGTTACCCCTATGAGGAACGAAAAAGATGATTATCTTCAAGGAGTATTTCTTAATGAGACCCCTGTAAAAGAAATTAATTTCCAAAAAGAAGATGATGGTTTAGATGCTTATAATATCAATGAGTTTGATATAGATGTAGCCATGAATGATGATGGCAGCATGGGGGCTGAAGATCAAAGGTTGTTAGAAGATCAATATTTATTTACAGCATATACTAAAGAGATAAATTCCAGGTTATATGGCCCTAGGGCGGTAAATTTTGACGAAATGAAATATATTTTACCAACAGAGCCATTTGAGGAAGGTAACCTTTATGAGCTTGGAGAATATATAACATACAATGATAATACATATCGAGTAATCAAAGATATGAATAATGCTTTTCGCCCAAAGACTAGCTATGCATCTGGGGATCTTGCTTATATAGAAAATAATGGCGATTATTCTTTTTATCAAGCGAATGAAGGAATTGACGAGTATAAGCTTTTTAGTGGTGAATATGTAACTCATGATGGTACTAATTTTGATAGAACTTACCAAAATGGAGATAAGATAAGAGCTGAATCTTATGATACGAACCAATATGAGAATGGAGAAATGTATCGATCTTTTTGTTACAAAACAATGGGCGCTGATGCTGGCAAGTTTTTAGGGACAATAGACGCTTCAATAGATTATTCAAATAAAGTTGGGTATTTCATAATGGATGATATTAATAAAGATCCGGTTATGAATACCAATTCCCCTATTTATCTAATTACTGGAGCAACAATGCAACCTGGAGATAGTATCGATAGTTTTTCGTCTCTTATATATTATGAGGATGGAGATGTATCTTATGGGTCTGATCCTATATGGCTGCTAGAAAATCTTGATACCATATATGAGGGGACAGTAGCCAACCTTACGAACCAAGATGGGGATGATGTAACTGTTGATTTATCTAGTACTAGTAGTTTAAATGTTATTGGTTCAACAGTCGTGGACATAACCCCACCAAATACGGACCTATGGGACCCTATTGATATAACAAACCCAGAAAGTATGCCTGGTTATTTTCGTAAGTTTACAGGTGAAGATCTGGATTCTGTCGCGTCACGTATGATGCAAGAAGAGAATTATATTTCTCATACAATTATTAATCCACTTGTAGAGGAAGCATATATAAGTTTACAATTAGATGAGCTTGGATATAATTACGAAGGAGACCATGTTGAGGTCACATATAAAATTGGAGAGCTTTGGAATATACTATTGGTGGCATGGCAAGCTTATCATTTATATAAAGGTGGAGAGGCAGTAGCGAACGCGGCATTTTTCTTTGGTCAGGCAAGCGCTAATTTATCGGTAGCAGCATCGGTGCCGCAAGCAGCTGCCGGGCAAAAAGCGGCTGCTGCGATACATAAAAAACTGGCAAAACGGGAATTGTTAACGGCAGCAAAAGAAGCGTTAATTCTTGTTGCGATAGAATTAGTAAAACAATTCATAAATCCAGAAGATGGTTGGAAAATTGGAACAAAGATAGAAAATGCTGGAGAAGTTTGGCCCAATAAAGCAAAGTTTAGGATAAAGTATGGCAATGAAGGAGAAGAGCCTTATAGCACTGATATATTTTTCTATGGAGTTGCTACTTCGGCATATAGAAAAGATATAAAAATTTACTTTCCCCCAAACCCTGACCAAAGAGATAGGATAATTAAAGTATATAAATTAAACAGAGAAAGAAATTTTGTAAAAGAAGGGGAGCAAGCCGCAAGATATAAAGAAACTATGTCGTTTGCTGGTGTTACAGAAATTACACCAGTAAAAATGAATTACCCTAATTCTGTAGTAATAGGAACCAGGGTAAACGCAAAAGATATGAGTAGTGTTCCTAAAAGAACATACCATATGCGTATGAAAAAAGTAATGATCCCATCTAATTACAACCCAGAAACCAGAAGGTATGTTGGTAATTGGGATGGGCTTTTTCAAATAAAACCAAAATGGACAGATAATCCAGCTTGGTGCCTGTATGATTTAATATCTAATAAGCGTTTTGGTGTTGGAAAATTTGGCATCAAAGATGAAAACATAGATAGATGGACCCTGTATAAAATGGCGAAATATTGCGACCAACTAGTTCCATCTGGATATAGTCCAAAATATAAAAAAAGAAGGTTTTCAGAAATATCTCAACTGAGTTTAAGTGAGTTCGCACGTGAGTTTAGGCATCCTGGAAAAAAATTAGCAATTTTTCATGATGATGGAACTTATGAGTCTATAGGGATTAAAGAAACAAAAAGAAACACAAAAGAAGTCGTGCTTGAATATCCCCCTTCAAGCGAAGACTTTGACTGCGCAGTAGAGATTGACTATCCTCTTATAGAGCCTAGGTATACAATGAATGCATACATAATGAATAAAGAAAATGCATTCAAATTAATTAACGAAATGGCTCAGATATTTAGATCTTATTCTTATTGGTCGGGAGGGGCAATCAACTTTTTCCAAGACGAGAAAAAAGATGCGGTAATGCTTTTCTCCAACAATAACATATCAGAAGAAGGATTTAATTATTCAGGAACCCCAAAGACATCAAGAACAAATTCTTGTAATATTAAGTACGTAGATAGATACAATATGTATCGTGCGAAAATCGAAAGAGCTGAAGATAGGGAAGCGGTACAAGAAAACAGCATGATTGAGCAGACGATAGATGGATTTGGAATTACATCTCAAGCACAAGCAAAAAGAGCGGTAGAGTTTTTAGTGAAAGGAGCAAATCTTGAAACTGAGATAATAGCGTTTAAAACTAGTATGCTGGGTTCTTATTTAAAGCCTGGTGATATCATTGATGTAATAGACAATAAAAGAACTGTTGGTAGGTTTGCTGGAAAAATTATTGATGTGGATTTAGATGACAGGGGAATGAAGGGAGAGGTAACTATAGATTATCCAATTCATACTTATATAGATAAAGAAGATAAAAAAACATGGAAAACAATTACTCTATATAGCCCTACTGGAAATGAAACAATAAAGTCACTAGATTCATCCACAAAAGTAACTGATGAAGATATATCTAATATTAGGGCAAAACAAATTGGGGAGTATCTTGTTTATGATATATCAGAAGATAATAGAAAGCTAAAAATATATAATACTCCATACTCTTATGTCAGTGGTGAATATACATGGTTTGAAGCCCTTAAGGACTCAAAGGAAAGAGGTGGCAGGATAGCTACTGTAAATGATGAAGATGAACAAATTTTTATGGAGTCTGAATTGCCAGCAGACGGAACTGGGTGGCTAGGTGGATATCAAACTGAGCTGCCAGAGGAAAGATTAATTTGGCATAGCGATGAATCTTGCGACACTAATTATATATATTACTCAGATTGGGCTGAAGGTTTCCCTAAATTCTCGAGGCCACTTGATACAGATACAGACAATACCCTGCAAACAGATTTACCAGAGCAAGGTTTTTTAATTTCTGCAGACTCTATAGAAGATGTTGGAAACTTTTTATTCACAACAGGCTCCAGCGATAAAGATGTTCATGGAGACTGGATGCATACTTCTGGTCAGGTTGAAATGGGGTATATGTTAGAAAGGGTTACAAATGATTCATTGGAGGGAATACTAGAATCAGAAGGAACTACTTTTGTGCTAGAAGACAAGGTTAATTTAGCAAACAAAAAACAATACAAAATACTTAATATAGCAGAAGAATCTAATGGCCTTTACGCTATTAATGGATTACAGTATAATGTAGATAAGTTTGATAATATAGAAAAGAACTTATCTATTAAAAATC